AGAGTATTTCTGGTATGTATCGTGATTTTTCCGATGCCATTTCTAGCAAAGGCAACATTATTGCCTGGTCATAAGTCATTTCAAAATATTTGCCATTTTCTTTAAGATCCTCTTGATCTAATTTTTTCCACATATGGTATTTGAAAGTTCTAAGATGTGACGCTCTCCATTTATCTTTTCTAAATAAATTATCTTTAATAATGTTTTCTGGGTACTCTGAGGGCTCTACGCCTTTTTGACCGGTCGGATTGTATATATAACTTCCATAAGTTAATAACGTGTCATTATCATATTCTTGATTTAATCTGGATAATACAGATGTAGATGACAGCCAATCATCCCCGTCAATTAATATTATAATATCTTTTTTTTGTATTTTTTTATTTTTTAAAATATAAGCAATATTACCCAGAGCATATTTTTTTTCTTTATTTTCTGTTAACTCAAAACGTATATCGTCTTGTATCATTTCTTTAATTATTTGAGAGGAGTTATCAGTTGACATATCATCTATCAAGTAACACTTAAAGTTGGTGTAACTTTGGCGTTTAATACTGTTTATACATTTATCTATCCACTTTTCACAATTATAAAAAGGAACAACGAAAATAAATTTATTGTCTTCAGAGTTTACTTCTTTTGTTTCTGGTAGCGAGAGATTTTTAGCAGCTAGTTTTTCTATTTGTGTCCAGAATATTTCTGTTCTTTTTCTTAAATAATGTAAAGTATTTTCTTTTGTTTTAAACCATGGCTCATCTTTATGCTGAACATTATCATTTAAAATTAATTCACAATCTAATAATTTAGCTTCTATTGTCATTCTTGGACAAGTATCACCAGCATTTGGAAAAAATATAATCCCTTTTGATTTTGATAATTTTTCCAAAAGTTCTTTGTGGTTTAGACCCCAAACTAATTCATATTCTAAATTATTTTTTTCGGCGTATTGTTTAGATTCACTGACGCCTTTAATCCAAGAAGGTGAATTTAAAATCAAATATTTATTGTTTTTATTTTTTGTCTCTAGAGAGCATATATAGTCTAACGTTTTTTTTGAAAAAACAGAACTTAAGACTTGATTTCTGTCATTATTTAAAAATGGAAATTTATTTTTATAATGATCATATTGTTTTCTAGACATCCACCATGTCATTTTTGCGTTGTTCAAAAAAATTGAAACTACTTTACCTTGACCGCTAGACTCACATTGACAAGATTTGCCTTCTAATATATGTTTACCCGGGGATCTATGCACACAATATTTGTAATCATATTCCAAAACAGAGTAATTTAAATTTTTAGCAGCAAACAAAAGAACTTGATGGGAGGCGCTGGCAAAATTTCCAAAAATCCAAAAAGCATCAGTGTTTTTTTTCATTAATGGAATTAAGTGCGGGTCCGAAGTTAATATTTTGTTACAAGGAATATATGAGCCTTCAATTAGTGCTTCAGTTGTAAGCTCGGCCCCGCCTTTATAGTGCTCAACAAAAAGATCGGATACAAAAAAGATCATGCTGTGGCTGAGAGTTTTGCAAATAAATCTTCTATT